CTATTTAGGCTTTACTTTTGGATTTAGTGGGTGTCCACCGCCGCCATTGTTCAGCGTCATTTCAGAGTTGAGTATTGCTGCAAAATCTTGCTTACTTTCTTGTGGCTTATTTTGAGCTGGTTTAACTTTGTTTAGCTGTTCTAGCGGATTGGTAGCGATAGGGTTTGTAACGTTCATATTTAAACTCCTTTATAAATAAATACGAACGCAAAAAATACAACTTTATTGAAATAATTTCAATAAATAAAGTGCTTATATCTCTATTTCTGTATAGGGCAGTGTTGGCGCTGAACCCATAACACGGCCATTTTCTACATAGGCAGCACCAGTAGAGACGCTATCACCTAGTACAACACTTTGGCTGCTATCACTGTATCTAACTAATGTTGTGCCGTTCGTGTTTACTGTAACAACGGTTACTATAGTGCGTTGTGTTTTATCTAGGACTGAGCCTAGGCGGTTTAGGGTGTTAGACATTGCTGATCACCTTAACAGTTTGATTAACAGTAATAGCCCCTGAATCGTTAATTGTAGCGCTAATTTCAAGGCTGTCGCAGGTTGCTTTATACGTCGCATCGTTATAAGTCACGCCCACTAGCATGCCTGGTCTTATTGGTGGTAAATCGTTTAGTAGCTTTGTACGTATGGTACTTAAAATTTTATTACCACTGTTTGCTAGCTCATAAGTACCGCGTTGCCTTGCTGCTTGGTTGTCTGTGATTAGTGAGTCTACTACATCGTTTGCAAACTGATCTCCCAGCGTTCCTGTGCGTTTGATTTTACACGCTACGCCTTGCTGTTCGCCGCGTACAAATACCGCGTTATGTGCCTGGCTGATTGTTTGGCTAGTGTTGTGCTCAAGTATGATTGAGTCGTTTAGTATTACATCACTAATGGCACTTTCTGTGTCCCAAGGCATAACAGGCCATGCAGGAATAACAGAAACTATTTTATTTGCGTTGTCTATATCTAACATTGCCCCTACCGACTTTGCCACACTCAAAAGCGCCGCTGCGGGGGTTAAATTAGTATACGTAAACGCGCCAGTTGGGATTGAATAATCAATCATTTGATTGTCAAGCGACCACCCTGTATTTGCCAAAATATCAGACATGATCCCCGCTAACGTTTTAGCCGTTGGGTTGGCGTAGTTTGTAGCACGCGCATAAGGGGCTGATAAGAGCGCAAAACGGCCCCTACAACTTGCACTATAGCTAGTACTTGCAAAACGATTGGCCGTGCTTGGTTGCTCGCAAATCACATAAAAGTCATAGCCATTTATAGAAATTTTAAGTTCTTGGCCCAGGGCACGTTCAAAGTCAATACGAGAACAAAATCTAAGGGTCGCTGTAGCACTAAACTGGCCTCGCGATACTGAGTAACTAACGCTGCTAATTAGTATTTTTACGTTGTCTGAAACGCGTACGCAATTAATGGTCGGCTGCATAATGTATGTATTCCTAATTTGAGGCTGGATAGGTATTTTTCGATCAAGTGTTGGTATGTCGTCATCGCCACGAACCAAGCCACCAGGCAAGCCCCAGTAACACACTTTATCGGGGTTGCTAAACCGCATGACTAAACGCCCATTTTGCAACGTTGCAGGTTCTGTAAAGTTTAAACTTACATAGCCCGCAAAAGGGTGACTACGCCAATAACAAATATATTCTTTATTTGTTTCGCCGTAGTGGATTATCATTTCTTGGGATTCTAAAAGAGGGTTTACATGCCAGGTTAATTTACGCTCGCTAACACTAGTATTTAGATGAGTAAGCCAACTAAAATCCCTTTCAATATGCTCAATAACTGAATTGATTTTATACGGTATTTGAATGGTGTTAGATACGTAGTCATTACGTGCCCATATAACCTTATTATTTGTGCTAACTGACTCGTTAAATTGCCAGTTTAAACTAAATGCCGTAGGTGCCAATTCAACGCGTTTAAACTCGGTTTTAAACTCAGTTTTAACCGGTTGCCCTTGCCATAAAACCGCCTTAACTTGAGCGCTTAAAGCTGGCTTAAACCAACCTAAAAACGACTCTACGCCAATGTTTGCTTGTTGTATTGGTAATGTTGGCTCTAAGGGGCCTGAGTTATCACCAAAACGAATTATTAACGGCGATACGTTAATTTTATATGGCTGAGTAAAGCGTAATTGTAACATTAGGCTTAAGGCTCGTATGGCTGCGGATTAGTCGGATCAAACGTAACTAAATTAATGTTTAAAGGCTCTACATTATCAGTGACAGCGGCATTAAAATTACCGTTATCGTCAAACATTACACACATTAAATCATTTAAGAATAAATATTCTTTAGCTATAAAAGATGAAAACCTACCTGCTATTATTTTTTTGTGTGAAATAAGAGCACCTGTTTTTCTATTAATTACCATCAACCTTTCGGCTGCGGGATCGCAATCGACATCTATAAACCCTGTCGCAATGGGTTTTAAAGGTAAATATTTCAAACTAAAACGATGCATTACCACTGCTCCAAATTTATCCAAACACAGCATGTACCGCTCGCCACAGTGGGTAATAAATAATGATTTTGTGAATCAAGCTCTTTAAATACGGGTGGAGTATCACCAATGTAACCCGGAGCATTAGCAACAAAAGCCCCTGGAAGTAATCCTCTAACAAATGGGTGGGTGTTCGTTTGATATTCAGAAGATGATTCAATATTGGCGCTTCCCATCAATAAGTACATTGGTGATAAAATACTAATATCTGCCTCACCAGAATGGCTACCATTTACATAAGTATATGTTCCAAAAAGACTTGAAAGAGAAAATTCGCTCCGTGAGCTACTTGCATCTAGTGGGTGCAATGTTGATATTTTTTCCAGATGAAAACCGGAAAACCTATATAATAATGATGCGTTCCAGTTGGTACTTGAAAAATCTTTTTGCCCACCAACTAGAATAAATGTGGCAGGATCATTAGGATAAATAGACTCAAAATCACCCATGAAAAATGAAATGCTATATCTTGATGATGTGAAATTGGTTGTCATTGCTGAGGGTGAATAACAAAAGAAATAAAAAGCTTTCGCTGTGCCTATAATCACCCAATTACTGATTGTATTGCTTCCGCTGCTGTACCTATCATATACATAAAAAGGGCTTTCCCTGCTATAGGTATCTTTACTTATATAATCTTGGGCTGCCCTTATTTTTGTCTTCTCTGAAACGTTATCAGATGGTGCAGAGAACATAACAACTCCACCACTACCGCCTGCTGCTAAATCATTTTTAAACGCAATATATGGCGGATCTGCTATTTCCTGTTCAACAGTCCAACCAAGCGGGGATTTAGAGCCATAGCCCTCTACTAAACACTTTTTAATTACGTTCATATACTCACTTGGGCTGCCGTCCACCACTTGCGGTGCACCTGCGTCATCCCATCGGTAAACTGTTACTGCTTGAGCCATAATTTAGTCCTTATTTCCACGAAAACTAAGTGTTGAATTGTCGCGCACTATTTCAGAGTGCCCGGGTGAAACTGAGCGTGTAACCATTATTGGTTTGCTTGCTGCGAGCGTTTCAAATAAAAATGCTTCGCCTGGGTTTAAGCCTGCGCCAAACGCGTCTTTACGTAATATAAAATACGGTGCGCCTGCAAAGCTGTTGATAGGCGTACAGTCGTTTAATGTGTCACCGCTGTAAATGTTGCCCACTGACTCACCTATCACGTTGTAAGCTGTGGACGATGTAAACACAATGGCCCAGCGCTGTACTATTGCGCCTATGTTTGTAAGCTCGATTGGGTATTGGGTTGTGTTAATCGCGCTCGATGCGGCCGCGCCAAAATCAGCAAAGTTATTTTGCCACGCCGCTAATGTGCGCTCGTCTTTTGTTTGTGCCTGAAAGTCACCTAGTACCTGCACGCTGCTTACTGTTGCCCCTGCTGGATATGTGCGGCTTAGCTTGGTTAATAAGCTAACTTGGTTGCTATCAATGGCGTTTATAAGGGCTAATTCTGACTGAATGGCGGTAATAATATACGGCGCTGTAAATGCGCTTATTCCTGCGTTTATTGTTATTTCGCCGGTTGCACTGTCGTAGCTGTAGTTTTCGTCTGTTGCAGACCACAGGCTGGCCCCTTCACTGTCTACAATGTCAATAAAATCGGCGTCGGCTAACACATTAATGGTTTGGCCGTTTGTTAGTGTACTGGCTGTAGAACGCGCTCTGTTTTGAACGCTTACAGGGTTAAACGTATGAAAAATATTAACCGTGCCGTTGTTAGGTAATGTAGACGTATCAAAGCCACCAGCGGGAGCCGGTACAGTGGTTACTTCAACCTCGTTATAGTCGTATGTTATTGAGTTTGGTTTTACTGCTTCGCTAAAGCTAACATCAACATAACCCGTTGCGCTAACTGTGCCTGTGCAATTGGTGCCTGTAATGTTGCCGCTTAAGTCGCTTGAGGCTGAGAACGTTGTACCCGTGGCGTTTGTAAATGTAATATAAAGCGAGTCACGGGCAAAGCTGCTATTAGGTAGCTGCCATTGCTTGGCACTAATAGTACGATCGCCTTTTTCAACCAGTGCCCCTAAATTGTCTGATACGGTGCCTGAGTAGTCCACGGCGTCTACTTCGGTAATTATCGCCGTATCATAATCAATGGTTGCAAACACGTAACCTGCGGCAATAAAGCGGCCTTGGCCGTCATCGGTATAAACCGTCACGTCACCCGATTTTTTTAACCTTACTGACCCTTTTATAACCTTTTCATTTGCACCTAGTGTAATTGTTTGGCTGTCTGTAAATGAGTGAAAACGCACGTCCTCATCCGACATATAAAACAACGTAAAGTACTGGTTTTTAGATACCGATGGATCTAACTGCGCAGATACAACGCCATTTTCAAAGGTTAGCTCGCTCTGGCTTAGTGACTTGGTAAATATGCCCAGCTGGGTGCCATTTGATGTGCCTTGACCGTAAAAACGCTGATATTGATACTCAGCATAATAGTGTGGGTCGGCTAGCAGCATGTCGGGTACGTCTATATTTACCTCTGAAATACTGCCATAGCTTAATACGCGCTTAGTTCTGTAAACGCTAAACTGCTCCGCCTCTGGTTTTAACCCTATTTTTGAATTAACTGTTTTAATGCTGGGTGTAAGCGAGCGCGTTATGTTTTCTACGCTAAGCGCTTGCGAGTCTACAGGGGCCTCTGCGGTTAGGTAGCTTGTACCATGAAACTTAGTTGTATCTATCGACAAATAAGGCAGCATTTGCGCCACGGTGTCAGTGTCTTTAAGCTCTTGGGCCTCTACCAGTAATACGTTTACCAGTGCGTCGTCTGGTTGATCACTTAAGAATATGTGCGCGTCTTGTAATTTACTTGCATCATCGGTGCTCAGTGCTGGGTATAACTTCACTAAATCAAATGATGAACGGGCATGATCAATGTCACTGATTGAGCTAAATACATCGTTAAGTTTACCGCTAACAATGGCGTTACTTGTTCGGTGTCCGCCTGCGTGTAGCTCGTTACCTATGCGCTGTGGCTTAAATATTTTTAAATCGGTTCTTTGCATTATCGGGCCTTTAAACAGTTTTTAAACGTAGGTTTACGTTTTGAAAATAGGTCGGTGCTGAGTCTGAAAAATGCGTATGCGGCGTGCCCTCTACCGGCTTTTGGCTATGGTCCCACACCACAGTAAATGCAGTACCGCGTATTGATATTTCAAACTGGGTAAGTGTTGTGCGGGCGTGTTCAAAAAGTGGGTTAAACACGCTGGCCGCTTCAAAGTCACTGTATAAATTGATTGAACGCCCAGCGGGTATAATGGTTTTTTCAATGTGCTGAGCGCCATTAAGGGCACGTTCTGATTGCTCAGCAACGGCTATGTAATCGAGTTCGTCTAACCAAACAAAGTTATCTAATTGCTGGGCGTTAATTACTATCATTGTGTATTACTCAGTTGCTCTAATGTTTGCAAAAAGCGCTCTTCAAACTCACCGTAAATAAGCTGTTTATTTGGCAGAACAAGCTCTAAGCGCACGGTTTTAAGTGTGTTACTGCTACTCGTACCCGCAACTGGCTGAGCTTTTAAAGCTGCTGTTAGCTCTTTTACTACTGCGGCTAAGCTGTTTAAAGCGCTGTTAGAGGCTGAATTAGACACACTATTAGATTGCGCATACGTTGGGGTTTGCTGGGTATACGTTTGTGTGGGTGCATAGCTAGGCGTGTAAGCCTGTGATTGACTTACTTTATTGCTGGGCTTTAACGCTTCACGTCGTGCTTTAATTGCATCGTTAATTATTTTTTTATTTTCAGTGCCTAACTTGCTCAACTGCTGGTTAAGCTCTTTATAGATTTTATCAAGATCGGCATTCGTTTTGGCGGATGCAACACTTCTTTGGTACTTCTCCAAATGCCCAGTTTCATAACCCGCTCTTTGTCTTTTGTTGCGTTCGGCTCTAATCTCGGGCGTATCTAAGTCATATGCATTTCGACCATTCTTTTCTTGGTAATCGACTACTTGGCTAACGCTTGCGCCTGAAGTTTGGCTTCGTTGACTATAGTAACTTTGAGCACTTTGTGATGCATTTTGGTATGAGCGAGATACATTATCTAATTGTCCTATTTGCTCACGTAGGCTTTTAGTTGCTGAGTTGGTGGCATTTACTTGCTCTTTGGTGGCCTGCGTGCCTGCTTTGGTTGCGTTGGTGGCAGCGTCTTGTGTGTTTTTAAAATCACCTAACAGGTTGTTTACCACATCAAGAATGCTTGCTATCCGTTCTTTTTTCTCGTTGTAATCTTGAGCTGTAATTGAGTTATTCTGATATTGATTTTCAAGGGTTTTTAGCTCGTCTTGTAGCTCTTTATTCTCAGCATTTAGCTGTTGTAAGTTCATGCTTTCAATTTCACGAACTCTAGCTAAATCCTCTTCTTGCTGAATAACTAAGCCTGTTTGTTTATTTAGCGCAATTTGAGCAATACGCTTTTGCTCATCTGATGCCGTTGATTCATCCATTATTGCTTTATTATTAGCAATCGCCGCTTTTGTTTTATCAAGTTCAGCAGAAAATTTACTTACGGCTTCGCTATTGGCATCCGTAGCTGGTTTTAATCCATTGGCCTTTTCTATCAGTTTGTCTAGTTCTTCGGTAAGCCCAAGCGCGGCAGCTGCGGCTTGAATACTTGAGGGCACAGTTTGATCGGTAGCATCTGCGGCTTTTATTGCTGCCTCGGCCCATTTTAAATACGCTTGTTGCTGAATAGCTAAAGGCTGTTCAGACTCTTGCATTAGCTCATACGCGGCACGTAGTTTGTTAGCCGTATCGTCAAGTGCTTTAACTGAGGTTAAACCCAGTGCCTCGTAGGCTTTGGCTACATCGCCTGCAAATATTTTTTGACGATCTAATAACTCGCCATGCTCAGTAAACTTAACTTTTAGCGCGTCTAATACAACTAACTGGCCCTGGTATTGTTCACCGGCAGCAATAATAGCAGTACGGGCCGATTCAATACTTTGTAAAAAGCCGTCAACGCCTACTGTTACACCGTCAAGCGCGGTGGCTTGCTGCTGTAATGACTCTATGGTTTTAATGGCTTCGGGTAATGTTAGGCTTAAAAACGCTTGGCGTTCTTTTTCAGCGGCTAAGGTTTTAGCGGTGGCCTCGGCTACTTTTTGCTGCTGGTACTCAATATTTATATAGCGCTGGTTTGCTTCATCCCAAGTAAGTGTGCCGGCTTCTATTAGCGCATCTAACTCGGTCATGTTGGTAATAACTAAGCCTGTTGAGTCAGATAATGATTTTAATTCATCGGTGAGCAATTGCGCTTGCTGGGCTGATTGCTGTTGTGACTTGCGTAGCGCCTCTTCGGCTACGAGTAAGTCTTTGTATAAAAAACCAACCTCAATTAATTCGCTAATTAACCAGGTATATAACCCCGCCTTAGCAACTGTTTTAAGGGCAGTGCTCCACTTTGCAGCGGCTATGCCTGCGGCGTTCGTGGCTACCGTAGTGGCACCAATGGCCGCTGTGTAGGTTCTCAGTGAGGCAATGGCTGTAGTGGCTCCGCTGATCACACTACTAAAATAGGTGCCAACCTTAAGCGCTAACCACACTTTGGCAACGGTGGCTATTTCTTCGCGGTATTCGTAGAGCGTGGTTGCAGCGCCTTTAATTGCTTCGCCCGTACTTACAATGGTGTCACTAATTTTTTGCGCCCACTCTTGCAAGCGCCCATCTGCGGCCATGGCTGCAAACTCGGTATTAAGGGCCGTTATATTGGCCTTTAACCAGTCCATTGCGCCACTTTGCGCTATTAGGTTATAAAACTGCTCCATGTTGTCTTTAGCGTTCGATACTTGCCCGCTAAAAAGCGCCATTTGTGCCGCAGCTGAGCCAGCACTTGCGCGGCCCATTTCATCTATTAAACCTTTTATTACATCACGGCCTAACTGGCCTGCGCTTGATAGCTTTTGCAGCTCAACGGTATTTTTACCTGTGCTTTTTTCTAATAGCTCCCAAACAGGTATACCCCGTTCAATAAGCTGTAGTATTTCTTCGCCTTGTAATTTTTGTTTTGCCCAGGCTTGGCCTAATGCCAGGCTTACGCCTTCTACTTCTTGAAAACCACCGCCTAACTTTAAAGCTTGGTCAGTAATGGCCTGCATGGTGCCATCCATTGGATCAAGGCCAAAGGCTTTAAGCTTTACAAACGCCTGGCTTACTTCACCCATTTGCAAAGGGGTATTTTTGGTAAAGTCTTTTACCCACTCGGTGGCTTTTTCTCCACCAGCTATACCACCCATTAGCGCCTGCATTTGCACGCCTAGCTTTTCAAACTTATCGCCTGTGGTAAATACTTGGGTTACTGCTTGGGCCACACGGTCAAGCCCCACATAGGCTGCGGCTAATGCGGTTACTTTGCCTATTACACCGTCTAGGCTTTGTGCTTGGGTGCGCTGGGCTGTGGTTCCTGTGCGTAAATTATTGCTAAATTTATCAACTGAGCGGCCTGTTTTATCAAACTGGGCTGCTAAATCGCGCTTGGCTGCGCGTAGGTTATTGGTGTCTAAATCTGACTTTTTAAGGGCATTTTGTAGTGCTGCGTGCTTACTTGTTTGCTGGGTAAGCTCGGTGCGCATTTGCGTTAAATCTTTTTCTGCGGCATCGAGTGAGCGTGCAAGCTGCACAAAGGGTTTGTCGGTGTTTTTAGCTTCTGCTTGAAGTTTATCAAGGGCTAATGCTGCTGCGGTTGTGGCAATTTCTTGTTGTTCTAATTTTTGTTTTGATTGCTCAAACGCACGTATTAGATCAGCTTGGTTAGCTAATCCGTCTAATTCTTTGGCAAGCTTACCGGCTGTTTGACCGGTTTGTTTTGCACTGGTGTCGGTGTCGTCTAATGAGTCGCTTAGGCTTTTGGCGGCTGGATTAGCGGCATCTGCGCTTTGCTCAATATTTTCAAGCTCGGTTACAAGCTGCTCGATATTTTGCTTGCCGGTGGCCTCGGCAACTATGCGTAGGGCTAATTCTAGGGTTTTATTTGCCATGGTTTTAACTCAGTTTTAAACGGTGTTTAAATAGGGAATAAAAAGGCTCAAGGGCTGAGCCTTTTGGTACGAGGTAATTGATTAAGCGTCTAGCTCGTCAATGTAGTACGGCTCTGTTTTGTTTGCTACCAGCTTGGCTGTTCCTTCAAGGGCAGCGGTTACAAACTCACTGCTTGCTAAATCAAGCTCAGAGGTTGGCATCATTGACGTGTCGTAAATTTCAAAGTTAACTTGCTTACCATTGGCTAAGTTTGTGCCCTCGCCAAAAATACGTAAGCGCGTTTGCGATACCGTTGCACCGTTAATGCGTTTACCAGTGCGAGCGTTGTAAGAACCGCTTACGGTAATACTGCCGCCTGCATCCAATGCACCGCCTTTAATGGCGCGTATCATACCCAGCGCAAAGTTAAACTCGTAATCAACACCCGCAACTAACGTTACTGCCGCTTGCTTTACTACTACGTCGTTTGTAAAGTTTTGTCCTGGTACTGCAACCCATGACTGGTTAGCCGGTAATGTTACAGCTTGGTCAGTTAATGTACCGGCTGCGTCGTTAATGGCAGCTACATCGCCCATAAGCGCAAGTGCGATCATTTCGGCTGGCTGGTCGTCAAACTCCCATGTAATAACCGTTGGCTTGCCTATTTTTACGTCATCAAGTGATTGGCCCTTAGTGGCTTTTTTATTTGATGTACGTACAACCGAATCGGCTTCGGCCTTAATGCCTAGCTTAGTGGTGTTAATTGGGCCAAAAATTTGGCCGGTGCTTATGCCTTGCTCGTTTAAACGGTCTACAAAAATGTTGCCCGCTAGTAAAATACCGTCGCTCATATTAAAGCGCTCCTTTAAGTCTCATTTGACAAGTAAAAGCCAGCGGGTAATACGCATGGCCTTTGGTGAATTGGGGTTTAGCTGGGGTGTTTACTCTAAGCCATGGCCCCGTGCCGTTAAGCACTTTGCCCGCCATAGCGCGAATAATGTTAGTTAGGTGCTCACCTGCGTTTGTGTCTTGCTTGCGCACTACCAGTACAACAATCCATGTTTGGGTTAGCTGCATCAAATAGCCGGCGTTTTTACTCTCTGGTAAGTTATCGCCGTAGTACATAAGGTGAATGCTAGGGGTTGTTTGGCGGTCTTCTTTTACGTCGGCTAGCTCGTCGCTTAGGTAAACACGCTTAATGCCTGGTACTTGTTCAAGTGCCTGTTTAAGCGGATTTTGAGCGGCAAAATAGTCGGTTGTAATTTCAAACATTAAATAAACCCCTTTGACTTTTCACGTGCAAACACAGTGCCTGCGCTTTGTATAGTGGCGGTGTCTTGCACTTTTGCGTCCTCGCCTAGGGCGTTTACGCCTATGCTTAACTCGCCTTTAGCTACTGAGGTTAAAAACTTTACTGCATCCTTGTAGCGGGTTTCTATGTGCTCTGGGGTGTCGTTTGTGCCTAACTTATAACGAGCAATATCACAACAAAATTGCTCAAGTAGGTTAGGAACCGTTACAAGCGGCAATTCGTAACGCCCAGCTAAATAGCCGTTAATCATGTCGCTTGCATCGGTAATGGCCTGCTCAATAACTGCGGTATTAATTACACCAGCGGGGGCGTCGTCGCGTTCACTTAAATAAATAAGTTCTTGCTCACCAAAGCGCTTTTGCATTGCGGCTATTGTTGCGTAAGGCATTTATTCTCCCTCGCCTGCTTTAGCTGCGTTTTGTAGCCATTGCCATGCTTCATCACGCTGTGCGGCAGGTACTTTAACTTTAACTACCTCGCCCTCGGTTTCGCCTGGCGCTTCATAAGCCACCTGCTCAACAACTGGCTTAAGCTCCATTTGTGCATCAATCATTAATGCAATAACGGGTTGTAGCTCAATGGGTGCTTGGGTGTAATCAACCTGAGTGTAGAGTTTAGGGGCATCTAAATTTGCACCCAGGTTATCTGCGTCCAGCTGTGGGTTCTGCGCAGTACTCGCATCGAGCGGTACAGCTTGCACCGATAAGCGTGGATCATTTTCAATTGCTTCAAGCTGCTCTTGCGTAAGCTCGATAGCGTCAATAGTGTTTTTTCCGCTTGTGTGGGCAATACCACCGCGACGGTAGCCTGTAGGCTGCGTGCAATGCACAATGATAGATGCAAGCGCAGTGAGCTTAAGGTTTTTAGCCATTTCATTATTACTCCTGGTTTAAAGTATGGGGCTATACAGCCCCGTACTAAATAGGGTTTATGGGTGGTTAAAGGTAATCAGCTACGAGTAGCTCTACACGGCCTTTAAGTTCGTTTGAGCTGTTTGAATCAAGCTCACGCTCTAACATGCGGGTTGCTAGCTTTTCCATGCTTGCTGGTACAACTAACATGGTTGGCTTAATACCTAACTTACGGCCACCGTCGGCAGTAAAGCTGCGCATTTTTTCGATACTGTCCCATAGGTTATCTGGTGTTAATGCACGTTTATTAGCAAAGGCCAACTGCCAAAAACCAAAGCCTGCTGCATCGCGGCAATCAACGCCGTAACGGTATTCTTTGCGCGTGAATACGGCTTCGTCGTCCATTTTTGTCATGGCAAGCAAGTTAGGCATTTTGCGCTGTTGAAAAATAAGCGGCTTAAGGGCTTTAGAGGTGTCGAGCACGTACCAGGCATCCCCTGTGTAATCAACATCAGCCGCCATATTTGCAGTAGATACCGCAGTACCTGTGCCGTCGGCATTTGGGTAAACTGGGTGTTCTTCATCAAAATAGTTTTGCCCGTCGTAGCACAGCGTTGTAAAACCTGCTGCTAATAACGGAAAAATCATTTCGTCTGGGTGAATAGCTGCGGCGTTACCCATTTCTTTAAAAATAGGTGAGTACACGCCTAGGTTGTCGTCTTCAATGTCGTTGCGGTCTACGCCTACCGTTGACTCGTAATCGTCGTTGGTAATGGTGTACGCCTGCGATTTCATACTTTGAATATTACGATCGCCAATCCATTTAGCCAGGCTTGGGAACTTACCCAACCAGCCATAGGTATTACTGGCCGATGTAGATTTAATTACACTGGCAATTTTATTAAATTGCGGCATTGCTTCTGATTTACCTTGTTCAAACTCGGTTTTAAAACCAGTAAACAATGCGGTTAAAAGTGCTGGGGTCACTAAAGCCATTAGTTTTGCTCCTGTTTAGCTTTGGCATAAGCCGTGTGCGATAGACCTAACTGGTCTGCTGCATACTTTTCGTCTGCTGTGAGTGCTGCTAAGCCGTCTTGGTTTTGCGCGGGCTTAGGTGCGTGAGTGGTTTGCTTGGCCGTTAAGCTTGCAATAGGTGAACGGGCATCTAACACCGCTTTTAACGCGGCTATGCCTTGCTGATTGCCTAAACTTATTAGGTACTCTTCTTCGCTGGCAATCACGCGGCCATCTTGTTTGGCTTTGTTAATTTCTTGCTCAACGGTTTGGTTGTCGCTGGTGCTTTTAAGGGCAACCATTTCAGTGTGCAGTGCGTTGTAGGTTTCAACCGGCACGTACTTAGCTAAATTAACCTCATTAGGGCTATTGGCTTTTAGTGCTGCAACGGCATCGTTGGCGTTACTTAGCTCGGTTGTGAGCGTGTCGGCTTCGTCGGCTTTGGCCTTTAAAGCAGTGAGCGCTGTTGTTGCTTGGGTGTAGTCTGCATCGGTGATTTTTTCACCATCCACAGTTATACCTAGCAAGCTCAGCAATTTTTGAGCTGCATTCATGGGTGTATCTCCATTGTTAACATGGGTTTTAGAAGCTTTTAAAACCGCTACTTTGTCCATACCGTCTACCGCTGGGTCGTTGGTAAGGGCAAAGTGGCGTAACTTGGTTGGGCGACCTGTTTGTTTGTCGTAATGAAAAACAGGGCTTATAAAGCGGTATTCATCGTTTTTTAGGTGTGCGCGTGCGCTAGGTGTCCAGCGTACATTTAGGGCATAAAGCCCCTCACCTGGTACGTACTCTAAGTCGCTTGGGTTAAACCAGCCACTTGCTGGGGCTGGCTTGCCGTTTTCTTCGGCGTGTAGTGTTTGATGCTCGTAGTCAAAGTGGTAGTCGTTAGTACGTGTGCTGGCAGTGCTTTTAAGTAGCTCAAATGCGGCTTGGTCTAGTAGCCAGGCATTAGCAGGTACATCGAACGGGCGTCCATCGTGGGAGTTAAAATAGCCGTCGGGCATCACCATTACGCGCTCGCTTATGCCTTGCTCGTTAATGTCGCTTGCAAAGCGGCACGCAGCAAAGCCTAGGTCGGCGGGCTTGCTAGCTGATAAAACAGCGAGTCCTATTGTAGTTTCTAGTAAGCTTTGGAATGGTTTTTTCATGGCTGAGCACAGTTTGAATAATCTGTGCTCAGTATGGGTTTAGATTTGAATTGGTTGGCCGTGCGGTGTTTCGGGAATTTACAGTGGGGTTAAGGCCGGTTAAAAGCCTTGTATAATCACCTCTGTGTTACTTGCCGATGTTACCTCAAACTCGGTTATATCGCCAACCTCTAGTTTATTTTGGCCAGTTAACTCGCCTAACTCTATTTGATTGGTTGCCCCTTTAATTTTGTATTTAACGCTGGCCGCTGGGCCTGCCACAATAATTGAGTAGTTATCGCAGGTTTGTGCGCCTAAATCGTTTTGTGTAATGGTTAGCGCCGTAGCGCCTACAACAAATACTTTGCTAAATAGCATGGTTGTTCTCCTGGTTTGTATCGGGTTGGGGTGGGTTAAAGTGCGCAACAATTTCACGCGCTTGATTGATATTGCAAATGAATGGACCTATCTCACCGGCATTCATAGCTTCAATAGTGTCTTCGACAGTTAAGTATTTAAACTCAGTATCGCTATATTCAGCTTCAAGCTTTGGTAAGTCACTGCCTGAAAAAACTAGAAGCCTGTAACCGCCTACCAGTGGCGCATTAGACCATCTTTCATTTAGTGAACTTTCCCAACCTTCGTTGGTCACTAAAGCGTATTTTTGATTATTAACTGGCACTATATAACTGCTCCCAAACGTCTGTACTAAAATTAATCATGGTGGCATTAATATCGCCCACCGTGGCAAGTTGTGTAGCGCCCTGTTCTCTGTTGGTCAATGGTATTTCATAAACTGTCCCGTCTGGGGTTGTTAGTTTAAACGATAATAATGCACCACTAAGATACCATCTGTTATTAGGGACATCAGCGTTAATATAGTGGACAGACATATTCGCCCCCGTAATCTGATACTTGACCGTATGTACACCTACTGCGTCAAAAGGGTATGCTGGGGTAATTTCAAAAGCTCCATCATCAACAGATATTTGAGCGCTTATTTGCCCTCCTCTCCTATACGCTAAGGTATTCCCGCCTTCAGTATCAGGAAAACTAGCAGTACCGCCCCCACTGGCTGAAAGTACTGCCCCATATGATTTTGAGGTAATACCGTAGGTTTGTAATTCAATCAGAGTACCAATTGGTGCGGGTATTGGTTCGCTAAGCTCCCAATATTGCATTATACCGTCAGTCCTTGCCCCATAAACGTCAGTAAGGCGTGGTAATTTTTCCCATACATCTTCTGTGTAATTAAGCATTGTCGCGCTGATATTACCCACCGTTGCAAGTTGTGTTGCCCCTTGTGATTTATTGGTTAACGGTAAATCAAGCAAAAGCGTACCATCAACGTCATAATGTTTAATATTATGCACCGCACCAGACAGATAATATCTAAACAGCCCACCGTTAGCAGCTGCTCCAAATTTATCGGTGCTAACTGTAAAGCCACTTTTAATCGTTGCTGTTATTTCATGAGACAACCCATCATACCTAAATGGGTCTGCAATGATTGCGGGCGTACTACCATCAAGGCTTAAATCTGAAACATGACCATCACCTGTTCTAAAATGGACTTGCCCTCTATCATGTATATTAAGACTGTCGCCATCTTGACCATACTGCCCGAACAATGTCATTCTTTCATTTTCAGTAGTAACACCGTAAATAGAAAGCTCTATTCTTTGCCCTTCAGTTACAGTAAATGGGCTTGATAAAACCCAGTGCTGGCTAAATCCATCTAGCCTTGCCACCCACTGCTCTAAATTTGTTGGTATATAACTAAATGCACTTCTTATGGCGTTGGTGAGTGCATTTGTAAGTGCTGGGCGCATTGGCTACCCTCCTATTAACTAACAACCCTGTTTAAACACTGTTTAAAATTAAACGTAAGGCTGTGTATTTAAAAACTCGCCACATTATGCCAATTAGCGTTTATATGCGCTTAAAATGGCATACAGGCGTTTATGGTTTAATTAATTAAGAACTCGCTGAGTATCTCAATCACTTCTTTTTCGTCATCGCTTGACAACCCTAAAAATGGCCGTGCGGGTATAGCGGCTAAACGGGGTGGCATATCGCTTGTACCACCAAATTGGTGAATAGCGCCGTATTCCATGTTTGTACCAAACTCTAGTGATTCGTCCCCGATGTTATAAGCGAGTGTGTCGCGCAGTATGTCGTTTAGCCTGAGTATTTTATCTTTGTTCTTTTTTTTGCTTTTGGCATAGTCGGGGCTAAGTGCTTGCCATGGTGTGCCGTCGGGGCTGCGTTGCTCGTCAAAGTGATCGCGGTGGGTCAACATTAAATGTTCCCCCACGTTACCCAATGCGGGCGCTAGGTTATTGGCATTTTTAATAAGCTGGGTGAGCACGTCGCTTACGGCTTGTGCGCCTTGGGTGCTTATTTGTATTTTAGCGCCTGCCATTACACTAGCCCCTCGTTAAAGGCTTGCATGTGTGTTTGCTGGTCTAGCCCTGCGATTAGTGCGGGGAGTAGGTCGGCTATTTCGTCGGCCTCTTGGCCTTTGGCGCGTTTTTCAAGGTGCGCAAAATCGCGGCACGTTTGTATGGTGTACGGGGTTTGCTTTAGTAGCTGCTGCGTTTGCTCGATTAATGTCATCGTCTTTTTTCCTGTGATTTGGTGGCATCTTTTACTAGTTGGTCTATCCAGCTTACAAGCTCTGGTTGCCATTTTTTAAGCTCTTTGCGAGCCAGTGCCCAGGCGGTAAATGCCTCGGCAAACTCTTCGTATTTGTTGGCGGCTCCGTAATAGGTTACGGGTAAGGCGTTTTTTAAAAAGGCCGGTGCGCCTGCGTAGTAATGCACTTGGTGCCCTAGTTCGTGTAGCCATGTGGCTACCACTGCATGTGCTTCGTTTTTATCCAGTGCGTTAAGTGTATCTGATATTGTGTGATCGCGTTTTAAGGTTTGTCCATTGTGCTTAAAGCTGTACTTACCTGCGTTGTTAGCGGCGAGCCTTACGGTAAGCGCTGCGGTGTCTTGCACGGCTTGCATGTCTACTTTGGCTAAGTTTTGGCTGGCTTTTACTTTTACAACTACGTGCTCAAACCCCACTGAGGTAAACCCGCCTACCCGTTTAGGGCTTCGGGTGGCGTATTGCATGCGGGCGTAAAAGTCATCTACGCCTAAGTACTCGCCTACGTCACTGCGTATGGCTGCATTTGCTTTAGAGCCTGCGCTCATTTCGTTACTTTTTACAAACAGGGTTTTAGTTTGCTTGGCGGTTAAAAAGCTGTTTAAGCCGTTAAGTACTTCGCTATCGAGCTGGGCTAATAGTGGGTCGAGCTTTAATGCTGTGACGTTTTTAGCGGTGCTGTAAGCCGATGGCACAATGCGGGTTGCTTGGTAATCTGCTACGCGCTGTTTAAGCGGTGGTTTGTCGGCCACTTGCTTTTTAGCCTGGCTTGTTAGCTGGGCGGTGTTTTTTGGGGTGTAGTCAAAGCCCGGATCAATACCGCGTGGTAGTTCAAACTCTTCGCCTGTTTTTTTGTTGGTCCAAGTGTAGTTACCCTCATCTGGCGCGGTGCCTACAGTTAGGCCACGGCGTTTAAGCTCACGTTCGCTTAGGCTAAACTTTTTACATTTACAGCCCCAGCCATTTTGTGGGCTGTGGGTATCCCACCATGGATGATCAACCGGTAAAACCAAGTTATTCCATTTTAAGTGCAGTACGCGCGGGGTTTCACTATCGCCGTGTTTGTATAGTGCATAAGGGCGTGTGGCTTTAAGCGTTTGTATTTGCCCCTCGCGCCCTGCGTTGTAGGCTTGGCGTATATTGGTTTCGTATATTAACTGGCTGCGCCATGCAGGTTCCCCGTTATGCTCCCAGCCGTAACGCGATTTAATGTTGTTAAACTCGTTTTGAAACCAGCCCAGGCTTTTACCCTCGCTTATGGCTTTATCGACTGAGGTGTAAAAGTCGTTAAGCATGTCGGCTTTGGTTACACCTGCGACCATAAATGCGCGGTTATGGGCGTTTTGCCAAACATCATCCCAACTGCTGCTAGGGGTATTTAGCTTTTGCCTAAAAAACTTTATCCCGTCTTCAAACGGCAGTGAGCCGTATCTAACAGCCATTTAACGCCCCTCATCCACTTCTAGTGCGCCTAGTAACTCACTGGCTGCCATGGCCTTTGCCATTAGCTCGCTAAAGCCCTCTGTGCTTATTTGTGGCTCTAGTTCTAGTATGCCGTCGCGTATTTCTTCTAAGCTGCTGGCGTTTTTAACCAACTGCGTTACGGCATCGCTCATGCTGTTTAAGTGAGTTTGTGCTTGTGCGGCCAGCTGCTCGGCTACTAGGTCGGCGTTGTCTTTTTGCGGTGTATTTTTAAGCGCAGCAAACCCCTTAAGTGCGGCGCTTGGCTCTGTTGGTGCGGTAAGTGGTGCAATGCTTAAAATGGCTTCGCCCTTTTCTGGTAGTGGTATTTGGGTTTTTTCGCTTACCCAACTTACCGGTACTGGGTAGTTAGCCTCGGTAAGTATTTTAAGCGCGGGGGCAAGTACGGCTATGTCGTCGGCTTCGCTGGTGTCGAATTTAAAGCGAGGTATACGGCGTGCGCCTGAGTAGCTTTTAGAGTTAAGCGCGTGCATTGGGTAAATAATATCGCGCGTTATGGTGTTGGCTACTTGTTTTAAATCGCTTTCGGTTATGTCGTTTAGTACGTCCATATGCACACTGCCCAGCGCGTTGGTGCTGGTTTTGCCGTCGGCTTGGCTGGTGAGCGTTGCCCCTAATACGGCTTTACTTTGAGTGGTTTCACACCACTTGATCATGGCTTCAAATGGGTCGGCTTGGCCGTTGGCTGCATTTTGAAAGTCGATTTCCATACCCTTGGGAATTATACCGCCTGCGTTGTGGCCGATGCTAAGCACGGCACGTAACAGGGTGGCTTTTTCGTCTTCGCTTGCGCCATTGGGGTATTTACCTAAGCGTAGCGGTAGGCCGTAAATTTCTAAAAATTCGGCTAAGTCGCGTATTGAATAGTTTTTAAATAAGTACGGCCATGCCACGGTTGAGGTTAAACCGGTGCGGTGTATATAACCCGACTTACTGCGGTGAACGTGGGCACACCAACCAAACGGGTTTAGCGCTTGGCCTGTGTAGCTGTTGTCGCGCAGCATAAGCTGGTTGCGGTTGTCGGGGTGGGTTTGAAATAGGTTTTGGTCTCGAAATTCGTAACCGGTAATAATATGCTCGCCGTTATCAAACGCCCAGTTAAGCTCGTTACATGAAAACGATTTTAATATTGCATCGCTGCAATCAAATAGTAGGTCGTCTAACCAGGTGGCATCTTCAAGTATTTCTTGAATTGCTGCGGCGTCTTTTTCTTCTTGCTCTGTTGCGTTGCGCGGCGGTTCTACTGACCAATCGTATTTAAGCCAGCCTCTGCGGCGTTTGGTTAGCTCGCTAAATAGGTGGCCGTCTTTGTCTTCCATGTCTTTTGCTAGGTCGGCCATGGCCGATAAGTCTCCGGCTTCGGCATCTTTTAATAGTTGCGACAATTTTGCAGGGGTAAGTGCTTCGCTCGGGTGCTCGGCGTACTGGCGCATTAACATGCCAATGCGGCTGTCTTGCTCTGTTTGTACTTGCTTAAAGTCGGTTGAATTTAGCGGGTTGCCGTGAATGTCTACTATTTGGTTCATGCGGTTACTCTTATGATGGGCTTAACGCTTAGCACGTATACGTCTAGCGTTTTTGTGTGTTGGTGGGCCTGTGGCAAATTTGCGGCGGTTATATCAAGCTGCTGCGTTTTAGCTGTAAACAGCTCTTGGTAACTAATTCTAAATCGGGGCATTACCACGCTGCCTTACGATCACTTGCTAGGTCGTCGCTGTGGTCGGGGCGCAAGCTGTTAGCACTTTGCTGGGCTTTGCTTGGCAATGGTGTAAATTCGATGGCGCTGCCGTCCATTTCGGCTGCCCGTATTAGCATGGCAATTGATACGGCGCTATCGCCGTGGCGTTTGTTGCCATCGGTGCCGGTGTTTTTGCCTTTATCTACCTGAGCAATACCGTTTTTAAGTTTAATTTGGCCTAGGTCGTCTAGTACGTCTTGGTCTTTGGGTAGCGTGATGTTGTTAGTTTCAAAGTAGTCTTTTAGTTTTGGCATCCACTCGCGATACCAAGCTTGTGATAAATGCACGCTATCGACTAGCTCGGTGCCGTATTTAAGGCTTGCAGCTTCGGCTAAGTAGCCGCCGTTACCTGTGGCGTCAAACGCTAGGCCGCGTAGTTTTGGTATGCGGTCACAAATATAGAGCATGATTTGCTTTTGCTGCTCGTAGGTTACGTTGCGCAGCTCGACCATAAAGGGCACGCTTAGGCTGGTGTCTTGGTTTATTTCACCAATACTGAATACGGTTAAATCGCCTTTGCGGGCAAAATCTTCACCAAAGGCGTGAGTTAGATCAGGATTTAACCTACTGAGTAAATCATCTATGTTTTGCTTACACCATGTGGCTACGTCTTTTACGCGCTGGTCTTCTGTCCAGCTTTCAAAGTCGGTGGGGGCTTCATAGCGCAGTACTTTGCAGTCGTCACTTAAGGCACGTTCACGCAATCGGCGGCTTAGGTATTGCCCTGCGCCTTGGCTTGGTACGCAGTATAGCTCTTCGTTTGCGGCATCCTGTGTGGGGTAAAAATCAACTTGGTTAGCTAGCCATTCGTCTTCTTTTTCTTGCGTCCATTCTTGCCCACTTACCAAACAAATGCGTTTATATAGGCCGTGTTTTAGCGCTTTATCAATGGGGATATGATGCACGGAATACTTTTTAGTGCCGCGCCTAGCTTGGGTTATTAGGGTATTAAATAGGTTATCTACCCCGTTATGGGTTGAAATAATACGTACTCGACCGCCCCACATAGTTAAGGCCATAGCGGCTTTTAGTACTTCGTCTAACTTGTCGTGGAATGCGGCTTCGTCTATTACTACGTTGCCTTGACGGCCACGCAAGTTACGTGGGTTAGAGCTAAGCGCGACAATTTTTTTGCCTGTATTTGGGAATTTAATTTCAAAGGTGTTGATTGATCGCTTTGTGCCGTCGGGGTCTTTTTCTTCAAAAATGCCCTCTTCCACTTCACCCATAACCATGTTGAGCTTTTGCGCCCAAAATGCACAGGCGTCTATAAACTCCTTAGCCATTTCTTTGTCTGAGCCAAGATAGTAGGTGTTTTGGCCGTTTGCGGCTGCCGCTGCGCTTAGTACGTCGTCGAGTGCTTCGGCAAAGGTTAACCCAGTACGGCGCGACTTTTCGGCAATTTTTACTATTGCTTTGTCTTCCATCCATGCTTTTTGATAGCCAAAAAGTATGTCGGTGCCCATGGCAACCGCTAACGAACCTGCCACTTTACTAAGCGGTAGCTCGTTGGTTTGGGTAACGCTTTGCGCGGTGCTAGTCATGCTTTAGCCCTAATATGTCGCGTTTGAAAAAGGCCAGCATGTCGTCTGCGGTTTGCGGTAAGTTTTCGTTTTTAACCTTTTGGTCTAGGTCTTTGGCGAGCTTTTGCGCGTAGGCTTTTTCGATTTCTTGCTGGCGTTTGTGTGCGGCCATGGCGGTTTGCTCTAGGCGCTGGGCTGCTAGCATGGCATCTTTTATGGTGTCGATGTCTACCGCTGCGTCTTCGTCGGGGTTCATCATTTGTTGCTGCATAGCACGGAACAATTGAGAACGGCCCATTTCTAAAATTAGCTTGGTGGTATCGCCTGTGGGCTTTTCGCCCAGCTCTGCGGTAAGTGCTTTAGTTGACTCGCGCAGGTCGCGTAGCTTTTGGCCTATGGCTTCGGTTTTTTGCGCATGGCGGCTTAGGCCACTGCGGCTAATAGTTGCGCCCTCGTCTAAGCCTGACTCAATAATAAGGCTGTTTACGGCGTCGAGTATTTCGCCCTGGCTAAAGCGTTTGTCGCGTAGCATTGAGTCGAGCTGCTTTTTAATGTCTTCGGGCAGTAAATCAACTTTGCTGGGCTGGCCTCTGCGGATTGACTCGCTCATAGTTAACCTCGTGGCCCAGGGCGTTTAATGCCGGGCACTACGCTTATGCCCTCGGCTACGTCGATGCCTGATTGCGTTATACGGGCTACCCATGTGTTAGCACTGAGTTTATCGAGTGTTATATAGCCGTTTTGCTCTAACCAATTGAGTAAGGTTTTAAGCTGATCGCGACTGCAACCCAGTGCATAGCGCTGTAGTACATCGGCTAGCATGCTGGTATTAGCGCCAAAATCGGCGGATTCTTTTAGCGTTATAAGTATGCTAATTCGTTGGTGCTCGGCTTGAACTTGTAACATTGCCATGGTGGTTTTTCCTGAATTAAATGTGGGTTAGCCTGCTTAGCTGTCGTTGCTGCGCGTGCCTCTGAGTTCGTTTTCCATTAGTAGGTCGGTTAAGCGTTTTAGGTCGGTGAGCTGTGGGTTTAGTCCGTCTATTTTGCCGCTCACTTCTATTAGGCGTTTATCAAGTTCGTGTAGGTCGTCGGCGTTGGGTAGGTCTTCTACTGTTTTTTCTACGGCACTTAAACGGCTTTCTAACACCTCATGCACCTTTTTAGTCACAAAGGTACTGCGTAGCCATGCCAGTGCGCCAGCGCCTACTATGGCTACACAAACGGTTATAAATGCTTTTTGCCATTCAAGAATAAATTCCATGCTAGTGCCTGTAATGCTGTTGTTGTATTTCAATGAGTGATTGGCAATCGACACAGGTGCTACAGTTTTTAACTGCGTCACGGCGTTGCTTTGGTATGTCTATGCCGCACTCTTGGCAGTGCATAAACGTCGCCCCTGGTTTATTTGCTTGTTCGCGTTGAATAGATAGCGCGGCATCTAGCAGGTGTTGTTCTGTTTTTTGTGCGTCGTCGATTGACATCAATAGCGATCCTTTTTAAAGGGTTAAAATAATCTCTGGCCCCAGCGAACCGGTAAGCAAAGGTAATTTATTTGTTTGCGAAAAATCGGCGGGGGTGTGTTCGTTACTAGGAACCAATTCACTTAAAAGCCCTAAGCGTTGGTAAGCTTCTGCAACCAGTTCTGAGCAAAACAAACTTGATAAGCATTCTTGGTTGGCGCCTAACAAACCGTCGTAAGCTGACTTTATAAGCTCAATTTTATTTTGCTCGTAGGGTCTATTGGCAATGTCTTTACGAAAACAATTTAGCTTTTTTAAACTGGCTGAGTCGGCTTCAAACCCCTGTAATTGGCGCACTGCAATTTGCCCGTTGTATTTGGTCACTCGTTCACGTAACGGAACTAGTTGCACGCCTTGGCGGGCTTGACCGCTTTGTAAGTCTTTAATGTTTGATAAGGTGGTTGACTCCCACACACACACAAAGTCATATTCAGGCAATACAAACACCATCCCCACATGTGACCACTTTGAACCAGTGGCGAACTTAATCCCTGTACTAACAGGGCCTTTACCGCTAAACAAAACAATGTCACCTGTTTTTAACGTTGTTCTTATATCTTGGTATTTCATTTTTTATCTTCCTTACAAAGTAGGCGTTGGCGTTTGTGCTCTTTTTTAATTGCGGACTGCAAGGCGTTCCATACCTGTTTAGCTTTTGGATTGTTATTTAACATTTTGTTGGTAAATGACTCGGGGTGCTGTGAGTCGTACTTTTTACCCGTGGCCTCTTCGTAGCTTGGCTTAACTACGTGCTGCTCTATTTCACTAAATACTAAGGTAAGTGCTAACTCTTTAATTACGGTGTTTTGCGCTGTGGTAAGCGGTTTTACTTTAGCGGCCATTGGATTCTCCAAAACGTTTTTTAAGGGCTTCACGGGCGTTTTTAAAGCTTTGCTGGCCGTCTACCCGTAGCTGTATGTCGATGGCTCTAACTGATTGCCAACCTTTATTAAAATGGCTTTGCATGGTGCCGCAATGACTGTGCATTGGTATTTTGCGCGGGTCGAATGGCATATTGTGCATGCGCGCATCTACCTCTTGCTCCATGCGTTTCTCGCGGCCTTTTTGATAGGACCAATCCCAATTTTTACCCATTAGGCCACCCCGCTTAACTGATTTACTGCAAATTCAGTTACATGAGCTAGGCGGTTATACCAGCCCTCTAAGTTTGGTTTTTGGCTTGAGTCGTTTGCGCAAATACGGGCGTACTTACGGCCACGGTTTACGCTGAGCAAAACGGTTAGGCTAAGGGCTGGGCGTTCTAAAATGGCAGCTAGGGTTTTTGGCCCCATGCGACCATCGGGCTTTGAGTTGACTAATCGCTGGGTTAATTGGGTCATGGCGGGTGCGCCGTGCTGTACTGCGCCATCTAGCAGCATAAAGTCAACACCTGCGGGGCTTTGCTCGCAGTGCATGGCACGCCAATAATCACGGTGATACAGGCTAACCGCTTGAGCAAGCGTTAGGTTTTTAATATCTACATGTGGGTAAGCGCGCTGGCTTATACCGTATTTGGTAAGGCCGCCACGGTCTGATGCACCATTATTTAACCCGCCATCGCTGCGCAAGCCACCCTCTAAATACAAGATAGGTAATATGCACTGGGCAAATTTAAGCGAGTACGGGGCAAGCGCGTTTTGCACTTCGGGCACTTGTTTAAAGTAATTTAAGTTGAGCGGGTTGAATACGAACATACCGAAAAGCCTTGTTGTTTTTCGGTATTGTGGGGGGTTGTGCTTAGGTGTTGGCCGTGCGGGATTTCGGGAAAATTTAGTTAAAAAGTAGACAACGGCAATAAAGTTTTTTATGGTACTGCAAGTTTGATTTTTTCGCTAGTTACTATTTAAAAGGACTTAATTTATGAAATACCCTGCTCTTGCCTTACTTGCTTTGTGCGCCTTACCAATCCACGCAAAAATTTACCAATGTATTGTTGACGATGTGCCCACATTTAGCCAAACGCCGTGCGCACCGGATGCTAAAGAGCTGCATTTAAAAGTAACAAAAGCCCCGGATACACAAGGTGTAAGCAATGATATTTTGCAACAATGCACTGAGCTTGCAAAAAATAGCGGCGGCTGGCGCGATCCTAATTCGTTTATGGTTGTATCGCATGAAAAGCAGTGGCGCAATGATGCTAGCGGCGCTAGATTGGTTTTAGCTATGCAAGTTAATGCTAAAAATGGTTATGGTGGGTATGGTGATTCTAAGCCGTTTAATTGCTTTTTAAATCACAGTGGTACGGGTTTAAGTACTGTTCAAAGATGGGTTAACTAG